TTCGCTTGTTGTTCTTTTTGAATCTCCCAAGCCCACTTTCCAGATTTACCCTCAAACTCACTCATGGCTGGCTCCTTTTTCTGCATCACACATTTCACATTTATCTATATGCCCCCACCCATCATCTCGAATGAAGCCAAACCCCTTACAAGCCTTACATTTGACTTTCTTTTTCTCACCCACCAAGAAATATCGATCTTTCTGGTTGTAGGTAATATCAATAGAACCTGAGTAATAGCGCCTTAACGCCCCATCAATATGAAATTCGTGTGGACCTACACAAAACATCCCCCCCGAATCCCCGCCGCACTTTGTAAACCATTTGAAATATGCTTCTCTCCATTTCACATAACGGCCAGACAGATGAGGAGTCAACAATTCAATTAAACGTGCTCTAAGCATCTCCATGCTTGCTGACATATCTCCATAGTGATATTCAAGATCGTAGCTATACTCGCCTGTGTTATATCTAGTTGGCATGAGATTCACCGCCTCCGTATATTGATTCGTGGTCGCGGATAGCAGTCATCACACGCTTAATTGAAATGGAACCATCTGGAATGAAGTCGCAAAAATCATCAAGAAAGCTCAATCTCCCATTTCCCACCATGCGAACATGCGTGTAACCAACATGCTTATCTGTCGTAATGAATGCAGGCGTTAGCTTCTCAACTCCACCTAAATCGTTGATGATTTTCAAAGACTCCACCAGACGTTTAAGCTCAACCAAATCTACAAAATACTTCTCACGATCTGCTGGGCTGATTTCTACACTTTGACCACATTGGAACTCATAACCCTCGTTCCATTCAGTTGCGTTATCGGGTGCTGAATCTACGATTTCCTTCGCGTATTGCAGTCCTTTATCTCTAATCAATTTAGTTGCTTTCATGGCTGGCTCCTTTCTCATCTAGCTCTTTACGCGCCAACCACCACAAAACCACCGCACCGCAAAGTACTGCTGTTACACACGAAATGAGTAAGCCACAGCTTAAAATCTCGAATTTAGTCATGATCCTGCCCCACCAAAACGCAAGTCATCCCAGTCACACTCAACTACTGTCAAACCATCATGTTGAAACCGAGACCATAAACGGTCCCCTAAGTTTTCCTTCAAACCTTGCGCCTTTTCTGTAGATTCAAGCGTCATGTTTGAAATTAAAACTGTCGGCTTTTTTCCGTCATAACGTGCATATAAAACTTTATGAACGAGCTGCAATCGACTCTCGTGTTGGTCGTGCAAACCGTATTCATCCAATATCAATAAATCACAGTCCGTGAAGCGAAATATTGCATTTGCTTCATTGTCATCGGGCTTTGTCCATGCAGTGGCAATTTCATTTGCCATGTCTTCTGAGGTGACGTAACGAACATAACTCCGCTTGTCTAAAACGTTACGAGCAATAGCACATGCAAGATGGGTTTTGCCTGTTCCTGTACGCCCAACCATAATCAGATTGCGCTTCTTCCCTGAATTAAAATCTTGAACAAATTTATGGCAAGCAGCTTTAGCTTCTTTCTGCGGATCAATACTCACCACATAATTTTTAAATCCGCTTTCCTTGTGGCGCTCAGGGAGTTTTGCTCCGGCAAAATGTTTCTCGCGTACCATAAGGTTGACTTGGTGTGCGTGTTCAATTTGTGATTTCACATACGCTTCATTTGCACATGTTTGGCAAACTGGACGACCAATTAGTAAAACCATTAACTCATTGTGTTTAGGGCAAAACTGATTAGTTTGTACCAGCTCAGTTTTGAATTGTTTGCTCAATGCATTCATAGCATCTCCCCTACATCGATATCATCTGTGGCTGGTGCATACTGTTTTGCATCACCCCAAGCACTGTTTACGTCTCTTGCTGGTGCAGTTTTCATTGGTGAGTTTTGTTTTTTAGGTCTTATCGACTTTGTGAATTCCTGAATTAACCAAGTTGCAAACTTTCGAGTTCGTTGGTTTTCCGTGAGATCAATTTTGTTTTCCCAGTGAGCATTGAAGTTGCCAAGATGAAATTCATAATTTGGCATTTTTAAAACCTGCTCTGCTTGTGTACTCACTTGTGAAGTCCTAAGAACATTCAGCAATAGTTCACGATTTGGTTTCCAAGACTCCTCGGCCGCTGAAAAATTTTCAACCGCGTTTTGTGTGTGAGTATTTTCTTGTTCCTGCTCCTGCTCCTGTTCCTGTTCCTGGCTTCGAAGGGGCTTTGAAGGGGCTTGTAAGGGGCTATCTATTTTGGCGTTTTCGCCACGCTTTTGAGTCATACAAAATGCTTGTGCATATTTATCGAAAAAGCTTGATAAATAAGGGCTTGACGGCAATGAATCATACTCTTTTTGCACGTTCTTACAGCGGTTATCGGCTGGCTTTAATGACTCAGCTACTTGAAAACGTGCCATCTCGTGCACCCAGACTGTCTCCGTGGCTTCGTCATAGCTACAAAACCCCGCTTCACAGGCTCTTTGAAGCCCCTTAGAAGCCCCTTCAAAGCCCAATCCAGTTTCATGAGCAACATATAAAAGGGGCATGTAATACAAGCCAAGCATGTTCGCGTGAGGGCTTGTCATTAAATACATAGCGACAATTAAGCCTTCATGTGTTTGACGAAGCTTTTTGCCCGTAGTTCCCGTCCAGAAATGTGGTGAGACTTTCCCATAGTCACGCATGGTTATTTATCTCCTTTAAAGGGTGTTCGAAGGGGCTTTGAAGAGGCGATAATAGTCATTACTTACCCCTTCCAAGCTTCACTAATCCGCGCATTTCCAACTGACGAATAATTCTTGGAGGAATAAATTCGTTGTTGATTTTGTAGCGAATACGAGACTTTTCTTTCACCTGAATTAGTTTGTGCCCATCCTCCATGAGACGGCGAACTGCTATAGCCTGCCCCCCCATATGGGTTAATTCTTCAAGTTGATAAAATCTTTCCTGAGCCTCAATTGCGGCATTCATAACTGAAAGCGGCATGGCTGCTAATTCTTTAGCCGAATAGATCTTTACTGGTTGTTCCAGTGGAATTACCACCTCTAGCGGTGTGGTGGAAACGGAAATATCCTGTTTTCTTCTTGCTGCATATCTCACTTTTCACCATCCTTTGGCTTAACATAGCCACCAAACGAATCAACCAAACACGCTTTGGTTAAGCTGGTTACAATCTGTTGTGCTAACCACTGCGTTATGCGAAATTGACGAGCCATAGCCTCTGAAAATTCAACTTTGGTTACCGCCGCATTATTTTCGTCATAACCTTTGTTACGTAAATTTTGCTTTTTCACCTCAAATAGGTGCCCAAGCACTCGCAATGCAGGCTCGTAAAAAGATTGGATTTCACTTTGCTGACGAGAATCTTTGATTTGCTGTGTAAAGCTGTTCATGACACCTCCGCTAATGCTTGCTCAGCGCTTGTTAGTCGGCGTTTGGCGTTAAGTTCAGCAACTGTTGCTGTGCGGATTTCTTTTGAAGAAACTAGAATCAAATGATTCTCTGATTTGATGGTCCATAAACTAGTCAAAGTTTTGTTTTTAACTTCAAACAAATCATTTGATTTGAAAGTACGGCACTCTTTAGTAAGCACTACAACGTCACCTATTAAAAAATCTGGTGAGTTGAGTTCGATTGGTTGTTCTGATAAATTGTTTGTGTTCATTTGATCCACCTCAATTGAATGCCTAACCACTCCTGTTACAGCAGGTAGTGGTTTTTTAATATCCAAGCTTTTCTTTTTGACCACTGATTTCGTCATGAAATAAGTCATCCACCGTTTCTATACGGTTCATCCAGCTTTTAGACATAACTAAAAGTGCAGCAACACGTTCTTTATCAATGCTCTGATAATCTTTAGGAACGACTTTTAAACCAAGTAAACTCAATAGCTCGCAAAACATTTCAATTTCATTCAAGCCATTGTTTTTCTTATCCGTTTTAAGCCGAGTAATAGTGCTTGGATCAACTTTTAATTGTTCAGCAATCTCTTTTTGATTGCTTATATCAAGACCATGCAATATGCGGGATACGCCATTTCTGGCGCTTGCAGATATATCAACTGATAATTTGCTCATGGTTAGGTCCTAAGCATTTGAAGTAGTTCGTTTGATTGGTTCTTTGCCATTTGCCAAATCTCTGATTTGGTATTCGCGAGCTAAAGGAATCTTTTCATTTGGCCACTGGTAAACAGCAGGTGGCTCAATTCCTAATAACTTTGCTAAGCCAACACCATTGACACCAAGCAACTCATAAGCTTCCTGTTTGGTCATTTGTGCAACCTCAAAAATAAGATTTCTTAGTATTAAAACAAAGATAACTTATTTTTGCAAGATGTAAGATAACTTATATGAAGAATCTAGAAACTATGGGTCAGCGTATTCGCGCCTTACGAAGAGAAAAGAAATTAACCCAAGGCGAGTTGGCAAAAATCGCCGGAGTTAGTGCGCCCAATGTCACTGGTTGGGAGAAAGATGCTTATGCTCCTAAAGCAGACCCATTAAGCAAAATGGCCGCTTATTTCGGAGTGTCGACTTCATATATAACTAATGGAGATGAAAGCGGCCCTAAGTTGGATAGCACTGTTACACAATTGAAAGTTCTGGATATCGAAGCTTTTAAGAAAAAATACAATATTCCCGATAGCGAAGATGCTGTTAAATTTCTTGAAACACCTGTTAAATCATTCCCCACCCAAAAAAGATATGTTCCTGTTAAGGCTTACTCCAAGATGGGCATGGATGGCTATTTCACAGATATGGGTTATGAAGGCAATGCTGGAGATGGGTATGTTCCAACTCACTCAGCAGGACCAAGAGCCTATGGCATTAAAGGCACTGGCGACTCAATGTTTCCAGCAATTCGTAATGGCTGGGATGTTGTATGCGACCCTGATGCAGAGCTTGTGCCGAATGAGTTTGTTCAGGTGTGCTTGAAGGATGGAAGATGCACAATTAAAGAATTTGTCGGCATCAATGGTGGGGTTTTAAGTTTGCTTTCTGTGAATGGTGGTGAGCGATTTTTCTTTGAAATGGACGAAGTTGAAAGTATTACCGCTATTACAGATATCGTGCCGCCAAGTCAGCACAGACAAGAACATCCTTATTCGCATTAATCACAGGAAGACTTATGGACAATTCAAAACGACCAATCAACCAGATTATTGCTCGCATCAATGATGCTGCGAAACATGGTGAAGCTTTGGTGCTAACAGCCGAAGAA